TTATCAGAACCATCTATAAGGTTGCTGAACAGGGTGCTGCAACTAATGTTGCAACTCAGGGTGTATTCGACCTTGACATTGACTCCAACGGTCGTTGGTCAGTTGAGAAGTTCAAGGGTCTTCTGTTCCAAATCGAGCGCGACGCTAACGCTATCGCACAAAGAACTCGTAGAGGAAAGGGTAACGTTATCATGTGTTCTGCTGACGTTGCTTCTGCTCTGAGCATGGCTGGTGTTCTTGATTACACCCCTGCTCTGAATGCAAACCTCAACGTTGATGACACTGGTAACACCTTCGCTGGTGTTCTTCTCGGTAAGTTCCGCGTATATATCGATCCTTATGCTGCTAACGTTGCTGCTCAGCAGTATTACGTTGTAGGTTATAAGGGTTCTTCCCCTTATGATGCAGGTCTGTTCTATTGCCCATACGTTCCTCTCCAAATGGTTCGCGCCGTTGGTCAGGACACCTTCCAGCCAAAAATCGGATTCAAGACTCGTTATGGTCTTGTTGCTAACCCATTTGCTGAAGGTCTGGATCAAGGTCTGGGTCGTCTTAAGACCAATTCTAACCGTTACTACAGAAGAGTACAGGTTAAGAACCTTATGTGATCTTATTCACATATTTTCAGAGGGTCCATTTGGACCCTCTTTTTTTATGAAAATTAAATAAATACTTATAAAAAAATGACTAGAAATATATACGATAAGCAGATAGAAAATAGAAATTTTTTATCTCCAGTAGGATTTATATTTACATTAACAAGATCTCCTAAAATTGCATTCTTTTTAAATAGTGCAAATATACCAGATATAACTTTAGGAATAGCGGAGCAACCAAATTACCTCAGAACTCTTCCACAACCTGGGGATAAGATGGAATTTGGTGATTTGAATATTAGATTTATTGTAGATGAAAATCTTGAAAATTATATGGAAATACAAAAATGGATGAGGGGACTTGGATTTCCAGAATCTTTAAATGAAATATACAAACTACAAAGGTCTCCAGGAAACACTTCAGTAAACAATGAAATAAATGAAATGCTTTCTGTTTATTCTGATGGCACTTTACAAGTTTTAAATAGCAATCAAAATTTTAATTTTAATGTGGTCTTTAAAGATATGTTTCCATATTCCCTTTCTTCACTTGAATTTGATGCTACAGATCAAGACATAGAATACTTTACAGCAGAAGTATCATTCAAGTATACTATGTATAATATAGTAGATAAACGAGGAAATCCACTGTGAGTATAGATTTGGATACCATCCAAAAAATGTGGGAACAAGATTCCAAAATGGATATTGATAATTTACATACAGAATCTTTAAATATCCCAATGCTTCACGCAAAATATTATAATCTTTACAATGAACTTCTTCTTTTAAGAAAAAGAGCAGATCAACAAAAAAGAAATATTCGTCATGAAAGATATGAATACTATTCTGGAAAGGCAGATCCAGAAGTATATCAAGAGGATCCATTTCCTAAAAAAATAAGAGACAAAGATACTCTACAAAAATATTTGGATGCTGATGAAAGATTATCTCAATCTTCATTAAAAGTAGAATATTATGATGTTATGCTTTCATATATTGAAAACATTTTAAAAATGATTCATAATAGAACTTATCAAATTAAGAATAGTATTGAATTTATGAGATTCCAGTCTGGACTTGGGTAATAAATATTCATAGCAATAATTTATGCTATGAGTGACGTAGTAATATCAAAAAAGAATGAGGTTTTCATCAAACTTGAATGTGAACCTCATATTTTGTATGAACTTCAACCATATTTTACTTTTGAAGTAGAAGGTGCGAAGTTTATGCCTCAAATGAGAAACAAGCACTGGGATGGAAGGATAAGATTATTATCCGTTCATAACGGTGAAATTTATGTTGGTCTTATTGATAAAATAGCAGAGAAGTTAAAAAATCACGGATATAATTTTTCATTTAAAAATAATAAGTATTATGGTCTTCCATATGAAATCAATGAAGAGATTTCTTATGAGGGAGTAAAAGATTATATGAGATCTATTTGTGCTCATTCTCCACGGGAGTATCAAATAGAGGGAGTATATGATGCTCTAAGGCATAACCGAAAATTATTGATAAGTCCGACTGCATCAGGAAAAAGTCTGATGATTTATTCCCTCGTGCGATATTATGTGGATAAAGGCAAAAAAATTCTCTTAGTTGTTCCAACGACATCTCTTGTAGAGCAGATGTATAAGGACTTTGAAGATTATGGATGGGATGCTGGTTCATATTGTCACAAAATTTATGGTGGAAGAGAAAAAAATAATACTCACCCAGTAACTATTACTACTTGGCAATCAATTTATAAACTTGAAAAAAGTTTCTTTGAAGACTATGAAGTTATTGTAGGAGATGAAGCGCATCTATTCAAGAGCAAATCATTAATTAATATAATGACAAAACTTCATCATGCAAAATATAGATTTGGATTTACTGGAACTCTTGATGGAACTCAAACTCATAAATGGGTTCTTGAGGGTTTATTTGGACCTTCATATAAGGTAACTAAAACATCAGAATTGATGGAACAAGGACATCTTTCTGCATTGGATATTCGTTGTGTTGTATTAAAACATAAACCACAAAAATTTGATACTTATGAAGATGAAGTTCAATTTATAATTAATCACCAAAAAAGAAATAACTTTATAAAAAATCTTGCATTAGATTTAAAGGGTAATACTTTAGTTTTATTTTCTAGAGTTGAATCTCATGGGCAACCATTATTCAATTTAATAAATAGTTCTGCAACTGGAAACAGAAAAGTATTCTTTGTTCATGGTGGTGTTAGCACTGATGAAAGAGAACAAGTAAGAGCGATTACAGAAACTGAATCTAATGCGATAATAGTTGCTTCTTATGGAGTTTTTAGTACAGGTGTAAACATTAAGAATTTACATAATGTCATTTTTTCATTAAAATATACAATGAAGAAAATTTTAATTACGAAATAATTACTGTAAATTTAAAACAATGATTGAAGACGATTTCTATGCAACACTAAAATTAGTTTCTGGAGAAGAGATATTTGCAAAAGTTTCTCCTTCTTTTGAAAAAGATAAAACACTTATTCTTCTATCAAATCCTATAGTAGTTTCTAATGTTCAAACTAGAAATGGATCTGCATATAAAATAGAACCATGGCTAAAGACAACAAAAGATGATTTGTTTATTTTGGATATGGAAAAAGTTCTAACTATAAGTGAATCAAATGATATAGAAATGATAACAATGTATCAGTCTTATGTTAGAAAGTTTTATAATTTAAAAAATAAAAAACCCAACATATCCAAACGAATGGGATATATCGGGAATGTAAATGATGCTAAAGAATTATTAGAAAAGATCTATAAGAATCTATAGATACTTAAAATTAATCTTGAAACCTGACAAAGGTAATTATAAACTGTTTCAGGGGGGTGTGTCAAGCGTTGTAATTAGTGCTCTTAAATGTTATAATGTCTAGATATTAAGATAGATATTAAAATGATTTCCACAGAAGTAATGACTAAAAGAAAGAAGTCGATACACTATGTTAATAATAAAGAATTTCTTGCTGCTTTGATTCAGTATAAAAAGGAAATCAAAGAAGCACAAGAAAGAGGAGACCCAAAACCAAGGATTACAAATTATCTTGGTGAATGTTTTTTGAAGATCGCAACACACCTTTCATTTAAACCTAACTTTGTAAATTATATTTTCAAAGATGATATGATTTCTGATGGTATTGAAAACTGTGTTCAGTATATTCACAATTTTGATCCAGAGAAATCGCAAAATCCTTTTGCATACTTTACTCAAATTATTCATTATGCTTTTCTTCGTAGAATTCAAAGAGAAAAGCGTCAGTTAGAGATTAAAAATAAAATTTTAGAAAAGACTGGATTTGATGAAGTCTTTTTTGACGATAATTCTATTGACGGTGAGAACTATAGCGATTATAATTCAATTAAGGACAGCGTACACTCAAAACTGAGATATTAATTAATGAATCAATTTTTATTTTATGATTATGTTTATTCTGAGGAAGAACTAAAAGAACTTAAAGAATTATGTTTTGATGAAACAAATAAATCTTGGGGAAGAATTGAAGAAGATTATATTTTTGGAAATAGAGATATAATTCAAGGAGGATTTGATATTCCACCTGCATTAAGTTTATTTAATAAATATATTGAATTTCTTCCAGAAATTTCTAAAAAACAATTTCAAAAAGGATTAGAATATTCCAAAGGTAGATTTATATGCGATATTAAACTTGCAAAATATAATGAAGAAGATGATTTAAATTGGCATTCTGATGATTGGGTTCATTATAATCATCCATATAAAGATGCTCCATATATTAAAAGACAATTTACATGTATTACATACTTAAACGATAACTTTGTTGGTGGAGAAACAGAATTTGAATTTGAATTAATTATACCAAAAGAAAACAAAACTTTAATATTTCCATCAAATTGGCAATTTGCACATAAAGGAAATAAAATAATAAAGGGGACAAAATATATTTACGTAAATCATATCTGGTTCTAATTTTATATGAAAATAGCAATCATAACTGACACTCATTACGGAGCAAGAAAAGGATCGAAATTGTTCCATGATTATTTCGAAAAATTTTATGATGAAGTGTTTTTCCCTACACTCGAAGAGCAAGGGATCTATACGGTCATTCATATGGGTGATGCTTTTGATAGTCGAAAATCAATTGATTATCAAAGTCTTGAGTGGGCAAAGAGAGTTGTTTTTGATCGACTCAAAAAATATAATGTGCATATGATTGTTGGTAATCATGATTCATACAAAAACATTAAAACATATGATTCTGCAACAGAAGTAAAAATCGGAAACTTGGATATTTTATTATTACCTTGGATAAATCAGGAAAACGAAGAAGAAGTTTATAAACTTATTAAAAATACATCTTGCAAGTGTGCGATGGGGCACCTTGAAATCAACGGATTTGCAGCTTATAAAGGACACATCATGGAAGATGGTGTGGAAAGCAAATTATTTGAGAAGTTCGAACGTGTCTTCTCGGGGCACTATCACACTAGATCGACAGACGGCAAAATATTCTATCTAGGAAACCCATATGAAATATATTGGAATGATTTAAATGATACTAGAGGTTTTACAATTTTCGATACAGAAACACTAGAGCATACTCAAATTGACAATCCGTATAAAATGTTTTATGTGGTATATTATGAAGATACTCCACATCAAACATTTAATACTACTGAATATAAAGATAAAATTGTAAAACTTATAGTAAGAAAGAAAACAGATCCAAAACAATTTGAAAAGTTTGTAGATAAAATTTATTCTTCTAATGTAGCAGAACTAAAAATAGTAGAAAATTTTCAAATTGTTGAATGTGATGATTTTGAAGAATTTGAATCTGAAGATACTCTTTCCATATTAAATAGATATATACACGAGTCGGAAATTCAATTGGATAAATCCCATATTAAAAATCTAATAAAAGAAGTATATCAGGAAGCTTGCGAAATGATATAAAATGTGGTTACTAACAATCAATGGCAGAGAACAAGAAGGAGCATATTCCGTCACAAACGAAGATGGAGATCAAGTCTTGTATTTGTTTGAAGATGAAGATGATGCTTCAAGGTATGCTATGATGTTAGAAGAAATGGATTATCCAGAAATGCATGTTATAGAAATAGATGATGATCTAATAATAAAATCTTGTGATATGCAAGGATACTTATACACAATAATTACACCTAATGATATTGTAATACCACCAGAAGAATACGAAAGTTATGATTTTATTTGAGTCTATCCGTTGGAAAAATTTTCTTTCAACTGGAAACAATTTTACGGAAATTAATTTCCAAAAAAGTTTGACAACTTTGATTATTGGATCTAATGGTGCTGGAAAAAGTACAGTTTTAGATGCTCTAACTTTTGTTCTTTTTGGAAAGGCATTTAGAAATATTAATAAGCCACAATTAATTAATTCTACAAATGAAAAAGATTGTTTGGTTGAAATTGAATTTAAAATTGGAAGTGTAGAATATAAAGTAAGAAGGGGAATAAAACCAAATATATTTGAAATTTATAGAAATGGTAATCTACTTGACCAAAATTCATCATCAGTAGATCAGCAAAAATGGTTTGAGCAAACCATTATTAAAATGAACTATAAATCATTTACTCAAATTGTTATTTTGGGTAGTAGTAACTTTGTTCCTTTTATGCAACTTTCTTCTTCTCATAGAAGAGAAGTTATTGAAGATTTATTGGATATTAAAATATTTTCTTCAATGAATACAATTATTAAAGAAAAAATTAAAGCACTTAAAGACGAAATTAAAACTTTTGAATTAAAAAAGGAGTCTTTGAAAGATAAAGTTGAAATGCAAAAAAACTTTATCGATCAATTAGAAAGTAGAGGAAAGGATAAGATAAATCATAATAATAAAAAAATTTCCGATTTGATGCAAGAAATTGATTTGTATTTAAATGAAAATGAAACCACCGAAAGTAAAGTATCGAATTATTTAATTTCACAAGAAGAAGTTTCTGGTTGTTCTGAAAAACTTCGTAAATTAGGAAATTTAAAAGGAAAAATCTCCCAAAAAGTATTGAGTATCACTAAAGAACATAAGTTCTTTACAGAGAATACGGTATGCCCTACCTGCACACAGTCTATTGATGAAGAGTTTAGAATAAATAGAATTAACGACGCTCAAAATAAAGCAAAAGAGTTGCAGTCTGGTTATAAAGAACTAGAGGAGGCAATTAAAGAGGAGGAAGAGCGAGAGCGTCAATTTATTTCTATATCGAAGGAAATTTCGAAATTAACTAATGGCATTTCTCAAAACAATACTAAAATCTCTGGATGTCAAAGACAAATCAGAGATCTTGAATCGGAAATTCAAACTATTACCACTCAACTTGAAAACCGAAATTCTGAACATGAGAAGTTAGAATCCTTCAAAGAAAATTTAAAAACTACATACGACGAACTCGTTTCCAAAAAAGACTTAATAAACTATTACGATTTTTCGTATAGTTTACTTAAAGACGGTGGAGTAAAATCCAAAATCATTAAGAAGTATTTGCCTCTCATCAATCAGCAAGTCAATCGCTACTTGCAAATGATGGACTTCTATATTAACTTTACTCTTGATGAGGAATTTAACGAAACCGTCCAGTCACCTATTCACGAAGATTTTTCTTATGCTTCTTTTAGTGAAGGGGAAAAGCAAAGAATAGATCTTGCTTTACTTTTTACTTGAAGAGAAGTAGCTAAGTTCAAAAATTCTACCAATACAAATCTTTTAATTTTGGATGAAATTTTTGATTCTTCACTGGATGGATATGGAACAGAAGAGTTTCTTAAAATCATTCGTTATGTAATTAAAGATGCTAATATATTTGTCATCTCTCATAAGACTGGTTTAGAGGACAAATTTGAAAGTGTCATAAAGTTTGAGAAAGTCAAAGGTTTTTCCCGTATGGTGGTCTGAACCACCAAAGAACAATGAACACTCCAAACTGGCAGCACCATTCTAAAAAAGAACAGAAACGAAAACTTAAACCTCAAGCATTGAGGCAAGCAAAGGCAAGACGCCAAGCACTTAAGAAGCGCCTTTCACGAGGCGCTTTTTCTATAAATATTTTTTTATAGAATATAATGCAATATAATCAATTTATTCAGATTGCTAATAATATAAAAGAAAATAGAACTAAAGAACTTGGAGATAGATTAAAAAATCTTCAAGATCGTAGTGCTACTACTGACGTAAAGGTAAAAAGAACCAGCGAATTGGCGAGATCTAGATTCAAAGAATTATCCGATAAAGAAGAAAATTTTAGAAAGGGTGTAGAAGCATTCGCTAAAGCAACTGGGGGAGGTTGACACTTTTTGAAGTGTCCACTTGGAGGTCTCAAGACCTCCTTTTTTTGTATGATACTTTCACACGCAACAAACCAGATGTCCATTAGCCACGAAATCAAGTCTCAACTTGCTCGATTGCTTGCAACTGAAGACCTCGTAGTTGAGCACAAAAAAGTTCCTACCGCTTGCTTTAATGTACATACTCGTGTTTTGACTCTTCCTCTTTGGGAGAAGGCAAGTGGTATTGTCTATGATCTTTTGGTGGGTCATGAGGTTGGTCACGCACTTTTTACTCCCGATGAGGATTGGACTGAAAAGGCAAAAGTTCCTCCTCAGTTTGTAAACGTGGTAGAGGATGCTCGCGTTGAGAAGTTGATGAAGCGTAAATATGCTGGTCTTGCAAAGACTTTCTATAACGGATATAAGGAATTGAACGAGGAAGATTTCTTCCAGATTGAAAAGGAAGATATTTCTCTGTTGAATCTTGCTGATCGTGCAAATCTTTTCTTCAAGATTGGAAATTATGTGTATATTCCCATTGAAGATGGTGAAGAAAGGGAAATTGTTAATTTAATTTCTGCCTCAGAAACTTTTTCGGATGTTCTGATTGCCGCAGAAGAACTTTACAAATATTGCAAGAAAGAAAAGGAACAAGAACAAAAGGTTGCTGACTTTGATTCTCACGAGATGAAAGGGAATTCTCAGTCTCCTGCTAGTGAAATTGTAGAGAATAATGACTCTCTCTCAGAACAGGATGGGGATAGTAATAACTCTCAACCTAATGATGATGGATCTTATGGTGGAACTGCTCAAGGAGATCAAACTCCAATAAAATCTTCTGTTGAAGAAAATGAACCTGAAGTTCGAACTGCAGATTCTCTAGAAGAAAAACTTCGTGACCTTGTGAATGACAACGGATATGAAAATGTTTATATCGAAATTCCACAAGTAAATCTTAATACCATCATTGGTAAAAATTGTGATGTGCATAAAGATATTTCTGAATCTTTTTCTCATCAACAAAAAATTCAGAATAACTCTGCTAAAGAAAATAATATTTCTCCACTAAA